AATAGTGTTTCTATAATTTCCACACACGAATTCACACGTTATAGGTTGAAATATAACTGCATCCCCAACCGACACTAATTCTGCATTTCTAGTACCTGTAAAATCCTCTGGTGTATATGTTGGATGAAGAGATTCTGAAATACCCAAGTCTGATAATAATATTATTATTCCATGATTTTCTATATAAAATGTTTTAGAATATACACTATTTTCGACGATATATTTTATACATCCACCAGGTTTAACTATTTTAATAAGAAAATTGTCTCTTTTAATATCTTTATGAATAATACCGTACACCGCGTGCATACTATAAACCGCAATTAAACATTGATAAATAATACTCCACATCGCAGCATCCGATATCATATTATATATTAAAAATTTATACAAGTCTCCATCCGCTGGTTCCGTAATTGTGAGATAGCATTTTTTACCAAGTTGTACCGAAGTGTTTAATTTACAACTGTCGCAAATAGATACTTTATACGCGTATACAAAATTTGGACATTTATCTTTTTTTATTAAATCTTTTACTAGTTCTAACAGAATAAATTCTCTGGGATAACTGTTTTTGTCAAATTTTCCTGCTTTGTTCCTACCCACATTATATTTGATCAGTTTATCATTATCTTTCTCAGTAAGATATGCTTCTTTAACAACAAATTTTAATCCATTTACGTTAGCTTTATATACTTCTCCGAACGATCCCCGTCCTATTAACACGGCGTTTGATAAACTCTTTCTAAATTTAGAATATCTACCAGTCATACACATGGACCATTCAGATATATCTAAACTGTTTATAAAGTTTACAACCGAGTTTTCGTGTATTACTCGAGATTTATAAAAATTTATGATAGTAGGAATAGGCAATTCATCGAGTCCAATTTTACAATAATCAATTAATTGATTAAAATCTGGACTTCCGATTATCATCGGCATATTAGTCTTTGGATTTATAGTAATATCATTTAGCCACCTGTCACATAAACTATTGGTAATTTGATTCTGGTTGAGATTACGATCAGAATGGTAGTCGCTACACTCTCGTTCAAGCTGCTTATATACACTACCGTTTAATTTTATCGGTCTGTTTGTTCTCGGATTTTTTAACTTATTTTTTTTCCATTTATCACACGTATTTAAACTACCATTCTGTTTGGGTTCCGTTAATTTTTTACATTCTTTCTCAATTTTTTTATAAGTTGCACCATTTTCTTTTATTTTCCTACGCGTAAGAGGATTAAGAGTTGGAAAATTTAGCCACTCATCACATTTTTCTTTGTTCATTTTATAAAATGTTTATAATCATATTATTTATTTTACTGTTTGGAATTTGGTACATTTTACGCAATATAAACGATGATCTTATGGAAAAAGATCCTACGGTATTACGAATAAAATCAAAATTAATCGGTACATTTCCGGAATTAAAATTCGTTAAACTTATGAAAGGCGTAGAATCGGCTACAATAAATAAATATCGTGTTTATTTATGCACGGATTATGATGGAATAAAATATGACGACAACATGCTTACATACGTTTTATTACACGAACTTGCACACGTAACAACTCCAGAAATAGGACACGGTGTAGCCTTTAAGCTACAATTTGACTCGTTGTTAAATCGTGCTGCCAACGCAGGGTTATATGATCCAATTGCTGCTAGACCTAAAAATTATTGCGGAATTACGGGCTAATTAGCACCTTTTAGCGAGATTTTCCCAACCAGTCAGATTAGTATTTAATGGTGCAATTATCTTTAAATTTAAAGGTTGAGGTTTTATACGTTCATCGGTTGGTTTTTTTTCAGTTTCTTTAGGTTTAGTTTCATAAATGATAATTGGTCGACGAGTATGAAGATAGTGATCCATTTTTATATAACTTTTAAAATGCCAAAAATTTCTGGAATTAAACAACGTAGACGAAAACGGTCGAATACAAAATTAGAATATGCACATCCCGAATTAAGAAAAAGATTAAAAACGGAACGCGAAGTAATTATAAAATTAAAATCACTAAATGTGAACATATTTGAAATGTGTCCAGCTAATGGTAATTTTTATAATCAGTTATCAGAAATAAGTCAGATAGGTTCGGGATCATTTGGAACAATATATATTGCTAAGTTTAAAGATTCTCCGTATTTTATTATGAAAGAAGCCGTTTTATCTAAAGAAGAACATCTCAGATTAGAATTTAGTAGATCAAAAAGTATAATTCTTAAAAATTCTTTTCCAAACGAATACGAAGTTATGACATTAGTTAATAATGCTATTTATTCAGAAGCGATTCCTAATTTTATTCTTACATATGATGTCGGCGTATGCAATTCTTGTAGAGATAATAACATGTGTTATACTGCGTTTCTTGAACCAGCAATCGGTACAATGGATATCATTCAACGTTACACTAAAAGGATCGCCGTATCCGCGTTAATACAACTTCTTGCTGCATTATATTGGTTACATTCGAAATTTGGAATTTATCATGGTGACATGAAATTTAATAATGTTTTATTATTACCTGGGCAGCAGACAGGATCTACCAACTATATCATTAATGGATTAACTTACACGGCTAATAACGTTGGATATATTTTTTGTATCAATGATTTCGGATTAAGTCAAATTTTTAAACCAAATTTTACTAACCAAAATTATTTAGGAACTCGCAATGCTAAAGTAGTAAATAATGTATTAGTACCATTTACTACTAGTAATTCATTAGATATGCAAACTACTAGATCAGATGCCATAGTCACCCCGTCCGTTAATTTAACATGGAAAATCAATAACATTAACAAACAGTATACTTATAATAGATTTTCTAAAAATTTAAATCCAATTTCTTCTATACAAGTAGACTTGAATGATACATTATCGTTTCCACCTTTCGAATTTTTTAACGATATTCATAATGTATTAGGGTTAATGGTTGGTTCGTATTCAACCAGTCATTCTTATTATCATTTAGACCTACCAGTAGATCTCGATTTTAAACGAACGATAAGTAAAAATATCGTATCAGAATTCCCTTATACTGACGATTCTGTTAGGTTTATTCGAGCAGATAAAATGCTCGAGTATTTATATCCTCAATTACGTATACTAGATCCTATAATTGAACCTGTAACGACCGAGTGGAATGTTGATAATATTATTAGACCACGTATCGATATAAAAAATGTCATTGATCAGTTAAATAATTTAAAAATTTAAAATATCATTTCATTTATTCATTGCTCAATATAAACCGAACGAATATACAAGAAGAAAGACAAAACACTTCTTATGTATATGTAATCCGCATGTTAGTACCAGCTGGGGTGTCAAACCCATATAATTCCTTTGCTTCGTCTAAAGTCATCTCACTTTTACCATAGCGTTTATTTACATAATTATGAGTTTCAACAAAAAATGCAAATAAATTTTCTTTAGAAGATACGACAGTATTTAAATTCGTTGTCCTCAAAAAATTATAAAAATGTTCTTTACAATTAATACATGGAACTAACAAAGGCAAATTTATTAAAAGTTGTTTCATTCCTTCACGTATCCACTGAGTTGGTTGGTTAGGATAACTGTTGGCAGCATTATGTAGTACGAACCAAAAAGGCGGACCAAATATATTTGGATCACTACTTTTACCAATAAATGATGAAGAAACTGTCATATTAATCATAGGCTTATTAGTTACATACGCGTACGGCATATACGCATGCGAAGTTTTGTCCATTTTCTTGGTCTTCTAAAAATGTCAGCTGATCAATTACAAAGGCTTCCGGTAAACCAATATCAACTACCGTCTCCACAAGAAACACGTATAATGAACACAATGTTAGGCGGCTCTTCGTGTAATAGTCCTATTAAATTTATAGTATCGGGAGTTGTATTTTTTGTGCTCAATATGCCATTCGTAGATAAATTTCTTAAAGATAAAATATCTGCATCTGATATGGTAATATTAGCTGTGAAAACTGGATTATTTTTAGTAGTGTTAATGTTGACGCAATTAATGGGTTGGTAATTTTATAATATTCCTTACTAAATTTAGTAAGGAAATGATAACTTGGAATATTATAAGAAATTTATGTCCGGTGAATTTAATCCAACCGGTTGTCTTATGTTGTCTGCCGAGTTCTTTTTGGTGAATTACATGTAATCAATGGGGAACTGTATGGTCTTTTTCGACTCTCATTAACGGTTAGAGAGTTAATACGGCACATGTCGGTAAAATTTGGAACGTAACAATTTGATATCAAAAGTTTATATAACAATTTGAAAAGTATTGTTACATCCGATTTATTACTTAGTTCGCAATATTCAAAATTAAAATTGGTAGCGAATGAATGAGCTTCTTGAAAAGATATCTTTCTTCCGCCACAATCGTCTATTTTCATGCCACATAAAATTATTGGAATATTGGTGCAATACTTTTGTATTTCCCTATACCACCATCTGATGTTTTTAAACGTTAATCTACTAGTAACATCAAACATCAAGATTATAACGTTTGAAAATGCTAAATTTTCGCGTGTTCCTCCGACTTTTTCTTGCCCGCTGAAATCGTAAAAATTAAATTTTACTACTTCGCTCGATGAGCCGATCGAACACGCAGTTGTGACACAGTTTAGTGTAGGCAAATATCTCGGGTCAAATTTACCCGTAATTGCTTTTTTCAAAAACGTTGTTTTTCCAACACCACCATCTCCTAATAGCGATATCTTATATTCGGCCATTATATTATTATTTTCTATAAGTACAATCAAGTTAAAATTCAATTTTACTATTCAATTGCGTGTATGTTTTCGCCGCAGTAATGTCCAGCCAGGTTATCGCAGTGACGTCATATTGGCTGGTTGTTGCGATGTGACCGGAATCTGGATCTGCTGTGACATCGTTGGTCACGAGGAAGGCGATGAGGACGCCGATGGTATCTTTCCCACTATTCAATAACATATGTGTTATTGAATTATTTTTAAATAATTTAAAAATATAATTTGGTCCATTTTGACCGTCTTCTACACATAGGACATTCTATTAATTTTGTAACACATGTTTCACAACATACTGCGTGGCCGCATTCTGTGAATACCGTGTTGACACTGGCATCCATACAGATCGAACAACAAACCGATTCGGTAGTTTGCATTATCGGTTCCAACAGCGAGCGTTGTTCTCTTACATTCTGTAAATGTTTGTTTTCAACTGTAAGATGATCACGTAAAACATTTACTTGTTCTAATTGTTGTTGTAGAATATTGCTGGTAATAGCAACTGCTGCTAGTTGCTTATTAATTGTTTCTCGTTCAGAATCTATCAACTGACGAGTTTGTTCTAGTGCATTCAATTCAGATACTTCTGGTGTGTCAGATTCTACAAAATAATTTGTAGCTATATGACTTTGGCCTGATTCATGCAACGCTTTTATAAAATTAATATAAAACCGCTGATGCGACTTCTCTAAATACATAAGAACTTCTTCAGTTTTTCGGATCACATTCTCTATACACATTATACTTTTAAATTTATACGGTGGAAAATCCGTGTTCAATAAAGGTAACACAGAATCTATGTCTATGTTTTCCAGTATCTTATTCCAATGTTTGGATAAAAGTCGTTTTTGATATTTCGTTAGACTTTGTGTTCGTAGCTGATCAATTTCTATAAGTATGTCGTCTTTCGCTTTGGAAATAGGTGGATTTCTCCACTTATCAGCGAGCGTAGACTCGCCTATAGCTTCTAATGCGTCACAAAAGGCTGTATATCGTGCAAGATCACCTATCTTTAAATAGGTGATCATCTTTGTTGATTTATCTACCTGGTTTCCACTATTTAGTGTTTTTTTTTGAAGTCCATGCATATTACAACGAATTGCCATTTCATGAACCAAAGAAGGAGTTACATCAAGATTAACAATTATGTCACTATAATGTCCACTTATAAGCTCTTCAACATTGTATTTTGTCGCCATTTTAATCGTGTAATACTATAATGATTACATCTATCAAAATTTAATCATTTTTATTATTAAACACACACAAATACTATTTTGAGCAAATTACACAGTTTCTCATTGATTTTATTAAATCGGCAGCTAAAAAGATCTAAAACATTTACGTTTCCTTACTAAATTTAGTAAGGAAACTAATTTCATCTAATCAGACAATACAAAGTAATTTACAGCTAGATGACCTTGGTTTGACGAATACAATGCTTTTACAAAATTGTTGTACAGTTGTTGGTCACCAGTTTCCATAAGTTTAAGCAAATATACAGTTTTCTCAATGTCGTTTTTATCCATAATACATCTATTTTGATATAATGTCAGATCATTGATTATTAGGGGTATTACGGAGCTTATATCAACATCTGTTATTATATCATTCCAATTACTGACTAATTTATTTAATTGCTGACTAGAAATTGAACGACTTTCTCTTTGTTTGTCTGGGTTTTCGTTCCAATTTTTAGGTGAATCTCTCCATCGTTCCACGAGCGCAGATTCGCCCATTGCTTCTAACGCATCGTAAAAGGCCATGTATTTCTTAAAATCACCCCTTTCTAATAAAGAAAGCATGATTTTTGCTCTATCCATAATTGACCCCTTATATAGTGAGTTTGTTTGAAGTTTAGTCAAGTTACATCTGATTGATATCTCACGTGCTAATGAAGGTGTCACATCAAGAACACATAAAATATCTGCATAGTGACTCTTAAGAATACTTCTCCAATTATTCTCAGTTGCCATTATAAGTTATAGTTAAATATTAATTAAAATTTATTTTAATCATTTTTACATCTATTTATCGACAGTCCTGTTCGCATATGGTGTCCAATAAGATATTTATGAAATATAGGAAGGAATAAATTCGATAATGTCACCTGAAACATCTTCTGGATTTATAGGTTCGAGTAAGTAACTCATAAATCCACCAAAGTCTGTAGATTCTGGGACATTGGCGTTTCGCCGTCCGGCTTTATATCGGTCAATAAAATTTTCTTCGTATTCCGGATGTTCAGCTTTGCATTCAATAATTTGTTGCCGTACAGATTTTTCCAATTTTATACACTCATTAGCTTTGGCGGTATGTTCTCTAATCCCGTATCGTAAATGAGCTAATTTCACTCTTAATCGAATATACATTTCTCCTGGATCATCGCTTTCATTTATAGTACCGTCATTATTTACCAATGCTTTACGTCTTTCTTCGATTTCTCTAATTTCTTTTTCTTCGGCTTTTCTTTTTGCTCTAACATTATCTGATATTACTTTTTCTATTTTTTTACTAATATCTATTTCTGTAAGTTCGAGTGCATGATTTTTATCTTCTATAGCAAATGGTACTCCGACAAGTGTTGTAAAAATAGAATTAGTAGAATCTACGTCTCTGATAATTTCTTCTGCTTTATCTGCCGCTTCTTGTTCTGTATAAAATACTCCTCTAATTTTTGCAACTCCCAAAAATCCATCTTTATCGGCTGTTGCACCGTCGGCTTTTATAAAAGAAAATAATCCGAAACGTGGCTCTCCGTATTTATAAGGATCATGTAGTTTTCTATTAACAGATCTAAATGGCTTAGCATTGTACAATTTTGAAACTGCTGCAGCACATTCTTCTTCTGATAATGGTTTTTCTTTGGAATTTAATGGTACAAAACTATCCATTTTTATTTTATAAATTAAATATCTTATATAAGATTAATGCTTGCCGATTATACTCGTTAAATGAACGGTTAAGGAAGGATTAATCCAATTTTAAGGTTATTATATTCATTATCGTTATTCTGAATATAATATTTTAAAGACTTCGTTCCTATTTTGAATTTTAACGTTTGTAAAAATTGTATATTATCCATTACATCTAATGCGTTAAAAACATCAAACTTTAAATTTTTCGCTATAATGAGCGCATCCTGAATAAGATTAACCCGTGATACAGATGTTGATACATTGTAAAAAGAATATACGGTATTAATAACTGAATAAACAGAATGATTCAATATAGTAGTCGGAACAGAATAAAAACTTATAAAATCTGTTATTTTATTTTTGGTTTCGATTACATAACTATAAATAATATTTTCTCGGGGAAGAAACCAATGTTCAAATTCGTTTTCTGTAAAGATAGGAGCAATATCAAACGACTTAAAATATTCGCATAAAAGATTATGTGCAGATAATATATCTGATTTTATCATAGGTCTTAATCCGTGAATCTTTGTTTCATTTGGTAACCAATATAATTTTTGCAACATACGTATTGTAATGTTATGATTTAAATTTATAAAGTTTATATCTATTAATTTACGAGGATTAAGGGCTCTATGCCAATAATTACACCGTGCTATAAATTTTGGTAAATAAGTTCCGGATGTATAGACTGCCTGATGGAATCCATAACACTGAATACGTTTAGAAAGTTCTTTAATAAGAATAGGTGTCATACGTTTAGATCGCAATTTCTTATGCACGCACAAAAAATTAATTTCAGCTGTAGGTTGTATATTATTGAAAACTCGTATATTAACCGGAATGGCACTAATAAATCCAACTAGTTTATTATTTTTAGCCACTCTTACACAAATGTACCATTCCTTGACAAACCCTAAAGATGATAACCACCAATAAAGAAATTCATTCGAATAATGTAATCTAAAAGAATTATTATCATCTTCCACATAATTTTCTTTAAGAAACTCGTATAATTCATTTAAGGAGGTTCGATTATTAATATCTAGTAAATCCCAAGAAAATCCAGTTGGAAGAGAACAATATTCCATTTTATCTACACTAAATATAGTGTAGATGGGAACTGATGATTACTCGTCATCGCTATCCTCCCACTGTCGTTCCGTTCGTTCTACATACCAGTAACGAGATGGTCCAAATTCCAAATAGTCTGCATACTCGCCAAATGAAGAAAAGTGGCTAGTCTTCACTGGTTTTGGATTGCGACATATTCTCGTTTTCGCAGATTTTCTTAGTTGTTGTGTTCCGAATGCGGACTTGTGGTGATGACATTTACAAACAGAACAGAACACCATGATTGCGGTAATACACAGTAACTATTAAATCAAGAAGTTAAATCATTTTCATAGTTTATTTGTCACATCTTTTAATATTTGTTCGATTTTATCGGCTAAAATTGTAACAGTATCATCGTTCGAGTCGAACAATAATACATCTTTTCGATCAGCGTACAATTTTTCATATTGATTATGTACTTCATTAAGATGGTTAATAGATAAAGATTTTTCACATGGTCTACCCCTACTATTCATTCGTTTGAAGCATGTTTCAACATCAGATGTAATCATAATAATAAGATTAGGCGTCCATGATAATAAATCGTATGATTTTTGAATAAGACAAAACTCTTCATCAGTTAAACATCCTTGTGCGCGCCACGTATTAGTAAATACGATTGTCGATATAGGACACCGTTCTACAAATATTATAGGATCTGTAAGTTTGTCAATAATTTTTTTCTGGGAAGCTAACGAGTTTAGTGCTGCAATTTGAAGAGTAAATGCCCATCTTTTTGAATCGGAGTAACATCGATCAAGTACCCACATCCAATCGCGAACTTCTTCTCTATATACGGCGTATCCCCTGCGAATTAGTTCATTTAATATCGTACTTTTACCGGCAGCAATATTACCATCAATACATATGATATACGGCGCCATTAATTTTAAATTAATCACTGAATGTTTAACAGGTTAAATCATATTTAGCTCCATGAATTTCTATTTTTGAGGAAATGCCCTCTTAAGACACATATTCTGAAATATAACATGTGTTTAAAATGTCTCGGGCATTAGGAAGACACACAACACCCATTCTTTCTACATAAGCCAACGCATCATCAAAATCTGTGACACCCCATTCAATAGTTTCATAGTTTCTAGCCGTCCTTCTTTAGCTGAATGGTTTAACGCAAAATTATAATACACAGCACCCACTCTTTTAATATCCACATATGTTCTATACGACCTCCTTTAACTGCATGGTTCATTATTTCAGTAAAGATTTTTCTTCCTATCTCTTTGATTAACTTAATGTGTCCGCGGTCGACAAAACCTGATTAATTTCTTATTATATTTTACGTCTTTTAATACACTATTCCATAAACGGCATGTTCTATTTAGACGGAGCATATTCAGAACATCCCTCAAGAATCTTAAACAATATTTCATTAGGTATCTTATGCATGATTGCGTTTTTTAAGGTCTGTCTTTGAATTAGAAAGTCGATTTCGTTGGACGCTAACCGGTGGCAAGGTGGTTGTGATAGGTAGTACCTTTTACTGTTTGAATATACAACAACTAGTCCTCACCACTACCAGGGAAAAGAAATACGCAATACAGATCCATCAATGGATCCTTTGCCTCTTTCTCTGCCAAGACCGTCCTTGCTGGCCATGCGCTTCTGATGATGCTAACGGGATCGAAAACTAAAACACGGTATCCAAAGAATTAAATGACCAATTTTAAAATTATTCGAGAGATCTAGATATTATTTAAATATTTTCTTATTTTTTTCGAGTTTAACATTATATTGTACGGTTGAAAAGGATAGATTTTGTATAGTTTGCAATAAATTCTCTATATTTTTGTCGATAAGTGCAGATTGGATTAAAGTTGTAAATTCGTGAGCATTCATATAAATGCATCTTGGATCGATATTAAATCTATTTATAAACCAAGGTATAAAATAGTTCCAACCACGATTGATAAACATGTGTTCTAGACACGATTCTAAAGTTGTAAAATCTAAATAGCATTTATGTGCAAATTTAAAAGAATTAAACAATGTTATATCTTTACGAGCGATTGCTTCCAAAATAATAAATAAATAAAATGTTACGTCACACTCGTGTTGGGGTGCAAATGGAATAGATAATCTATCATACGCCCAAGTATAAGTTAAAAAAGATGGGGTTCTATCTCTTTTAAAATAAACAAAATACATTAGGTCTTTATACATTCTTTTAGAAAATTTAAAATTATTAAGTTCTAACCAATCTAATATATATGTTCCGTCTAAATCGTGATTCATACACATTTCATCATAGTATATATCTATAGACAAAGGACTGTTTTTATATCGGTGATCTAGTATTCTATACTTAATTCGAGTAGATCTTCGTAAAACAGACTCTGATAATCTATGTTCAGACGAGTTTAATAAATATTGACAATTCATTTTGAAAATTACTAATTTTATATATAAAATGCCATATCGTAAAAGAATATCCCGCGTTTCAAATGTTGATTCGCTATCCGCAATGCTTGATACGTTTAGTATAGACCCATATTGTGTCCAAAAACGAACCAGATCCAGAACCAGATCCAGATCCAGATCTCCAAGAGTCAGATCCAGATCTCCTATGAATTCCAGAGTCAGATCCAGATCTCCTATACGATCTAGGTCGCCTAAAAGACCTTCTAAAAAATCGCAAAAGGTATCATATCACGATATAATCACATTAAGAAGAATGATGGATGATTTAGAGGTTAATGAATCATCAAACCCTCAAAATATGGAGCATACACCAGTAGAGCATCACATTCGTAAAAGCCAGCCAGCAATTAAATGCCGTATGGGCAAAAGTAGAAATCCGTTTTAATCTTTTAAGCGTTATTTGTAAATTGGACGAGTATATTCGGGGCAAACGCTAAACCCACATGATCTTTCATCAGAATATACATCTGGTTCTTAGGAGAATATATGGTTTATTTTTTCCTGTTTATCTTAAAATAGTCACCATGTCAAAACGATCAATTGTCGATACATTAGATAAATTAACGGACTTGGTCGATGGGAATAACGGTATTTCTATAAATTTGCAGACAAAATTACTTCGTCATGTAAATTCGTTAAAAAAGAAAAGCAAGCCAACAAACCTTATAAAAGAAAGGAAATCGGGATCGTCCCAATTTGAAAAGAAAATGGTTGTAAGTAGTGAAATGTGCATGTTTGCTAAATGGGATGAAAATTGCTTGAAAAGCAGAACCGATGTAACAAAAGCTATATGGGATTATGTTACAACAAATAACCTCAAATCTGAATCTAATAGACGAATATGCACATTAGACGATAATTTGAAAAAGTTATTGGGTGTTGAGGTTGAACAAATTAGTTATCCACAAATTCAAAAATATATCGGACAACATTTATCAAATATTAAAGAACACAAAAAAGAAGAACACCACGAAGACGTTTCTCCTACGGAAAAAATTAATTAGAATTATAAATCATCAGTCAAAAGTAAGAATCTAAACTAAATGTAGTCTAGATTTACCATTAAATAAGAGCCGAGTATATTTAGCGATTTTTAAGTCAAATGAGCATATTCGCACAAACGGAAAATGGTTTTGGTCAATTTTATTATATAATAGTCTCAAAAAATAACTACTAAATTTAAGTCTTCTATAAAATGAGCCGAATAACAAAATTCGATATTCATAAATGTTCCAAGTCTACAAATATATATGCAATATCTGGAATTCCTGTATCTGATTTACAACCAGTTGACGGTGACGTATTACGATATAATCAGAATCTTAATATGTTTATATATGCTCCAGGACCTACTGGCGGACCGGGACCAACGGGACTTACAGGACCAACTGGACCAACTGGTCTAACTGGTCCCACTGGGCCAATTGGGTCAACAGGACCAACCGGTCCCACTGGGCCAACTGGTCCCACTGGGCCAACGGGTTCATCCGGGCAAATTGGATCCACTGGAACTACAGGAGCTACAGGCATTACAGGTAATACTGGGTCCAGTATATCTGGATCTACTGGACCTACAGGACCTACAGGCGCTACAGGACCTACAGGAGCAACCGGACCTACAGGACCTACAGGCGCTACAGGACCTACAGGAGCAACCGGACAAAACGGTCAATATGGAGCAACAGGACCTACAGGAGCAACTGGTTCTACAGGAACCACCGGACAACCAGGACAAACAGGCCAACCCGGTGCAGCCGGTCAAACTGGTTCTACAGGACCAACTGGACTAACGGGACCTACTGGTGCTCAGGGATCTACGGGCGCTCCAGGATCCACAGGATCAACGGGATTTACAGGTAATATAGGTAATATTGGATTTACTGGATTAAATGGATTAACGGGTTTATCAGGACCAACGGGTCCAATAGGAATTATAGGTGCGACAGGACCCACAGGCGCTACAGGATCAACTGGTGCACCTGGACCGCAAGGACCTACAGGTGCTACTGGTGATACTGGATCTGCAGGACCAATCGGACCCACTGGACCAATCGGACCCACTGGTGCTACTGGTGCTACTGGTGCTACTGGTACTGCAACTCCAGTATATAATACACTTGTTGGAGTGTTAGATACGACAGCGGTTAGTTCTGGCACAGTGCATTGTACAGTTCCATTAAATCCCACATTTCTATTTTCAATAAGTTTAACTTCTCCAGATGGATCTGTATGTGTTAACAATTATATAGTTGTGTATGATGCACCAGGACTCGGATTTAGTTGTCATGTTGGATTTGCGTATGATGGGGGTACAACTCCATCTATAGTTGCAATACCTAGCGCACCTTCAATAGATCTTATGCTTCGTTTTAAACAACCTACAGCTCTTGATTATTATGCAACATTATATGAAGGAGCTCAAAGTTATACTCTTAGAGTATATAATTAAATTCAAAAATTAATTATGAACTAGAATATCTACAGAGTCTGCCCCATTTGCCAGTGCCATTGTAAACACTAATTGTGTAGATGTAATACTTATAATAGCTACTGTTGAAGATGCTGCCAAATCTATCCTAAAATTAGGAGGATTATGTCCATCCCACACAGCTGAAAATATAGATACATTTTCGGTTAACGGATATTTCACAATAAATGAAGAAACATTAAAATGAAATCCTGTTGGAAGAGTTTGATGAGTATTTACAGATACTAATATTGTACTATTAGGAGACGCAGTTAGTGTAACAGTTTTTGAAACGTTTTGGTCAGATGTACTCAAACTACCTATTAATGTTCCGTATGAAGGCGCACTAGTTCCTGTAGCACCAGTGGGTCCAGTTGGTCCTGTAGCACCTGTAGCACCAGTGGGTCCGATTGGTCCAGTGGGTCCGATTGGTCCAGTGGGTCCGATTGGTCCAGTAACACCCGCCAAACCCGTAGCTCCGGTGGGTCCGGTGGGTCCGATTGGTCCTGTAGCACCAGTTGGTCCAGTTGGTCCGGTTGGTCCTGGTGATCCTGTGGCGCCAGTTGCGCCAGTTGCGCCAGTAGCACCAGTAGCACCAGTTGATCCAATAAGTCCTGTAGCACCAGTAGGTCCTAAACCACCCGTAACACCCGTAGGGCCCGTAGCACCAGTTGATCCTGTGGCGCCAGTTGCACCTGTAGCACCCGTAGCACCCGTAGCACCAGTTGGGCCTGTAGCACCCGTAATACCCGCAGCACCAGTTGGTCCGGTTGGGCCAACTGATCCTATCAAACCAATAGCTCCTGGAACTCCCGTCGCCCCTTGTGAACCCGTGACCCCCTGTGGACCCGTGACCCCTTGTGGACCCATAGGCCCGGTAGATCCAGTAGTTCCGTTAACACCCGTAGGGCCTGTTGCGCCTGTTGGTCCGGTTGGTCCAGTAGCTCCCATAAATCCTGATGCTCCCGTTGCTCCCGTTGCTCCCATAAATCCAACAGGTCCCGTTGCGCCAGTTGCACCCGTAGGTCCCGTTGCACCTGTAGGTCCCGTTGCGCCTGTTGCACCTGCAGGTCCTTCTGGTGATCCAAAGCTATAATCGAACTGATAATTATTTGGATTTACTAAAATTAAATTTAAATATTCACCATTATTTGGTAAGTTACTCGTAATATTGATATTAGAAATTGCATGTGTATTTTGATACACGTTTAAATTCGCTAAATTAAACCGACTCATTTTAAACTAGTCATAAAAAGATCACATTATTCAAAATAATGTGATTCATATTTTACTGGCCCGATTCCCATAAATTATCGTTTATACCGACGATTACTAATTAGTAATTTTATTAATATTCCACATGCAATTATTACGCCAATGATAATAAAACTATTAGTCCAAATTATAGATTTACGAGATGTAGGTTGAGTATTATGATTTTTCATTATTTCTGTTGGTGAACTTTTATAATATTCATCATCCATACTTCGTACTATATTTTTAAGATATTTATCGTTTATCGTCTTAAGTTTACCAATTACAGGAGGTTTAGTACATCTTACCATTATCATACCCCCTATCGTTGCTCCATGCACAAAAAGTTGTTTACCGAATTGAGCAAATTTATTCCACGGATACATTGCTATTTTAAAATATCCTTTCATATGCCCCCACGACGATCCCCATGAATTACGAGCTATCCAATATGGTACATCTCCATATTTATCATTATCGTATTGGACATTTTTACCAATACCCCATCCTACTACTGCAACAGCATGTAATCCAGATAATTGATATATCGATGCGTAAGAATCACTAAATATAAGTGGTTTATTCGTAGTTATTGAACCATATTTTGCTCGATCGAAATATATTCCTTGATTTACATCTTCATTTGTGAAATCTCCATTTATAAAATTATTAAGCACGGCGTATCCAGCTAACGGTGGTCCAAATTCGATTATATGCCTTTTAATTATATCTCTAAATTTAGTCGGTTGCATTTTATCTGTAATATACAACGCTTCCGTCCCCGAGTCTATTTGATATAAATACTTATCTCCTTCAAAATAACACGCACGATCTGGATTAGGTATATTAGCGTTCAATGTTGATCCTAATGTACTTTTAAAATGATATGCAGCGGCCGCCGATGTACAAACTTTTTTATCGTTGGTACACCACGAATAGTCTATACACGTAGTGTCTGCAATTGGCATAGACTCGAGCGCAAATGCTGTAGATGCGGGATTTCCTCCATCGCACTGGCTATTGCCCAAATATTTAGGTATAGACATCATAAGGAACGTTGGTGCAATGCGCGGCATCCAATTTACAGCACCAGATACAACAAAACAATCGCTAATACACGCAGCTAAAGCCATAGCCCAACACGATCCACACATGTGTTGATTTTGCACGGGATGTATTAACAATTTCTTTTTTTTGATATCTTCATTATCGTTTTCGGTTATCATGTGCCATGAAAAATTTTCTAATGCCATTAATTCTGAATGATCATCGTGTGGGTGTAAAGCCGTAAATACTAATGGTGAAATATCTTCTTCATTTGCGTATTCTGGAAGTAGATTGTTCATTCTAATATCTGTATTTAAAGGAGGAATAGTTATTTCATGCTCAATCGGTGTATCGCTATCGTCTACGTTTCCATCACGTACGAGATCGTGTATAATTTCTGATATTTTCAATGTTTCTTTATACGCTTCTTTTACGTGCATTCCACCTTTCTTTTGAATATAAGCTGGATCTCTCTTTCGAATATTAACATTTTCAACGATTGTTGGCGTTAATTGTTTTAAAAATATATCCAAAGGACTGGTTATCATCAGTTCGTGTTGTGATTGAAATAAATTATTGGTTCGTCGTGACATATTAGCTTTATAATTTAAACTTTTTTTAAATTACATTCAAAGTATTTCAAATTAAAACTATGAACCTTCCGATATTAACACCTGATCAGTTAGATAAACTTAACAAATTAGAAACAGAATTAGCTCTCAAAAAAAAACGAGACGAAGAAACTAAGGAACGCCGATTGGCCGATTCAAAACGTACAGGTATACCTTACGATATTATCGATATAGACGTCGTTAAGCTTGGATCTATGTTGGGCTTATTTAAGAATAAACAATCTCGTGAATCGAATCAGATTGATGAGAATTTTTCTATGATCGATTTATTATTAGGAGGCGGACTAGGCGCATGCAATAAACCCACGTATGATTATTCGAAAATTCCACCATATTTTACTTGTGCTAACGATAAAATTCAAGAAGATTGCAAATTATCTTATCAATCAGACTATGTAAATATGCAGTGTTCTAAATATTCAAAATTTATTTCTGGATTTCTTAAACACCTATACGATAAAGTTGAACGCGTTATTTCGGTATCTATACAACATTTATCAATAGGTTCGTTTATCGAAGGCATAAAAGAAACAAGTGATGTCGTATTAGATATGATATTAGAAACTGATGATTCTGTGGAATTGATTGAACTATATAATCAACTAAAAATTTTACGTAATTCATTAATAAGTGTAATTCCGATATGTGAGTATAAAGAATTACTAACTAAACAAGTGTTAACACTTGTACAAAATAAAAAATGCGAAAATATATCAAATTATCTTTCGTACATCGATGCAACATTATCTTTATATCCTATATGTGATACTATTGAACCACACGATATAATATCCATACGACGATCATTAATAGTTAGAACATATAATAAAGATCCAAAATTAGTTCCATTAAATATTACGGTCATCGCGAAAGAATGTTGCACGCCGAGCGTTATGTATGTACATTTAGCTGAAATTTTAAATCAATCAGTTATTGGACCATATTTTAATAATCCGATAGGGTTTTTAAAATCAGCAGCGAGTTATTATGTTCTTAAACATATATCAGAAGACGGTATAAGATTGTGGATACACGATGACGAATTATACGTGTTTTCAAACATGTTAAGAACAATAATGATTTCTTATGTAACAAAAACATTTAAAATCATTAGAAAATATGTCAGAGGAAAAAATCATCCCATAATTCTTCAGTTAGAAGATACATTGTCAGCATTAAATAAACCAGATTTATTTAGAAAGATGATATGTTCTATTGTGTCAACAGGGTCGCCAATCATCCCATCTGACGCCGATGTATTCGATTATATTCCAATGGCTCAAGTTCCATTGTAAGTAAAAATAATAAACCCCGCAAAATTGGACGAACATACTCGGGAGTAAGAGTTTAACTCTTTTGACCGCCGAGGTGTTTTGGTAAATTACATGTAATTGTGCCGTCGTTTTCCCCATTTGATTAAGTTAGTTGACCGGTGAAAACTTATATAATGCGTATTTAAATATACTCTACGTTTCTCGTTACGGCGAATGAATAAATGTACAAACTGTAAAGATATTGTATATGTAAAAATGAATCAAGCTGATTTAATAGATGAGTCAGAAAATAATGAACCACAATTAGATAGAACCGAAGTTAATAGAAAATCTAAAAATAATATACCTATATCGCCCACGTATAAAATTAGAGCATTAAATTTAAATATGATTATACCTAATACTAACAGTATTAGTGAAAAATTAGGTGGGTCAAAAATAACCGTAATAGGAAAACCAGGATCAGGAAAATCCGTACTAATTAAAGCTTTACTTCATTCAAAAAGCCACATTATTCCAACTGGGGCTGTAATATCAGGATCTGAATCTACGAATCATTTTTATGAAAAATTATTTCCATATCCATTTATTTATAATAAATTTAATATGGACATTATTAAACGATTGGAATTAAGACAACGTCACGCGACAAATAACTTAATAAATCCATGGTTTGTATTTATTATGGATGATTGTATGGATGATGTTAAAATTTTTAACAATCCCACTATGATTGGATTAATAAAAAACTCGCGACATTGGTCATTATTAACTATAATAAGCACTCAATATTGTTTAGATTTTAAACCCGTAATCAGAAATAACCTGGACGGTATTTTTGTATTTAGAGACCCAAATAAAAATAATAGAGAAAAATTATATAAAAACTTTTGTTCTATTATTCCGTCGTATCAGTTATTTTGTCAAATTATGAATGAAATAACTGAGGATTATAATTGTCTATACATTGATAATTTTTCAAAATCAAATAACTGGATAGATTGTGTTTATTGGTACAAAGCTCCAATAATCCCGGATTTTAAATTTGGATGTAAAGAATATTGGGATTTCGCAGATGAAAGAGGTAAATAAATACTTGATAGTTTACATACCATATATGGTATGTAAATCAAAGTATAACTTAATCTTTCATTATATTACAATCGATTGTGTTACAATTTTCAACCACCGTTGGAGATTCTATATTAAGTTTAATTGGCTGATTTCCATATAAATCCATAACGAAGTATTTATGATAAAAGTTTAAATAATCATACTTTGCAATATCATTAAATAATGTTTCAGGTTGACAATAATTTTCAGAAACTATATACTCTGCAGTACGTTTTATTTCTGGTTTATATTTATCTAAAATATTTGTTATCTGTTCTTTCGATAACGCAGGTAACGCACATTTACATTCTTCTGGAATATATTGATCACAATCACAATAAGTCAGTCTTCCAATATTACATTCGTATGCAATACGCCCCATAACAGCATTAATTGCAACTTCAACTGTCAATTCGGACACAACTGGTTGTAAGTACCATTCACATGAGGTGTTAACGTCTTGCATCTTTATTAATGGTTTCAAAATATAATAAACAAATTTCAATTTCACCACATCAAATTTGATGTGGTTGATGTTAAATTACCATTCTTTTCGAGGATATATCTCGTCCCCTATAACAATAACCAAAGGCTGCTGCCACACACAGATGTGATCTCTTATCAGATCGTTGCTAACGTTTTCTCCGTATTCCTCGAGACATTTGACTGCTTCTTCGTGTATTGGGTCTGACAAATCTTTGATGATATTATTGATCGAAAGTCTCGAAAGAGGTCTGAACTTGCACGAACATTGTGAACCATCTGGAGGGCATCCACAATATTCAACACGTTCGTGTGTAAGTTGAATTGCAATCTCTTGCTTAAACATATTAATAATTTCGATGAGATCCATCGTAATCGTTTAACAACACTGCTTAATACTATTTAATACTATTTAATTGTTATAATTTGAAATAATCAAATTTACATTGAATTGGTATCACTCCATAATACATACCTTTATGGCATCCGTACAGTTCAAATGTGCATATAAAGTACAACTTTCTGGAATACCGCATGTATCCGGAACACCACAGTCTATCATGTTATTCGCAATCGTAATATTTGATGAGCCATAAAAGTTTAATTGCTTACTAGTAGAATATGGTATGTTGATATTAGTATCACCATAAATTACAAAAGAATATGTATACGGAGGTACTGTAAAGTTACCTTGTATGTGTTCAGATAATACACCTGCTTTCATTGATAATATTATTGGATTGACGAGTTTATTTAAAACACTTGTATCTGTAATTGTATCGGATAAAAATATTATGGTATCTTTTTCGTAATCTGCGGACGTAATTATGTAATAATTTTGAAATAATAATATAATTGTTCCTTGTAATACTTTTATTCTATTATCAATAACTATTGAGTCATTATTGGTTCTATTAATAGTCCACGTTTCCGATAATCCAATTATAACAAATTTAGATAATGGATTAGATCTTATAATGGCTTGTGATGTTAAGTCAGATGCATTTAATACGATGTTAACAAATGCGTCAGCCGTAATGGTCGTTATACCACCATACATATACAAATTAGCTATCGCGTATTTTTTCACTGAAATAGTGTTATTATTTCCTATTATTAAACTATGCGAATATTGGTTTGCATCTACCGAACAATTTGTAAGATATAATATTGGAGCAGTTTGATTTTCTTCTATTTCTACGACTGAATTTGAAAGAATGATGCTGCTTGGAGATTCTACATTTACCATATTATTTATGATTGTCGAATCGTTTCCAATAAGTACAGAAACGTTAGTCGGATTTATAATAAGATTATTCTTTCCTCGAAGTGTCCAATAATCTTCGATCTCCATTAAAATATATTCGTTTTCATACGAATCTGAGACAATCACGGTTATATTGTCGCTCTTATTATTTTTATTTGGTTTATACACATAAACTCTAGATGGATACCCATCTATAGTTGTCATTACAGTGTTTTCAATAGAAGTTGGAACTCCAATATAATCTATTCTTCCGCTGTGTTTTGTTGGATTTACTAGAATGTATGGTGAAATAGGTTTATTCCACTTTAACGTAGTTTGACAGTCTGCCGTTGCAACCTCTAAGATACTACCGTTTGTTACGCTTATAAAATTAAAGTTATAATCCTCGGGATTTACGAACGGAAGTACGTATTCTTCAGATCCCTCGAGCACAACGAATATTTTTTCTCTGTCTTTAATATCTTGTTTCATACGATCTATTTGTGTACAAGCATTGCCTGTAAGCGTTGTTCCATCTAATAAAATACAGCCGACACCAAAATCTACTCCGCGATACCGGACACGAGCTGCTTGTGCATAAGAACTGACGAACCAATCAAATCCCGTATGTTCTTGTGGAATACATTGTGATTCATAATCACGCAAACATAATTGCATTCTAGTCGCTGATAAACTATTGCGTACAACGGCCAACGAAATCATTCTTGTAGATTTTAGATCCGTATAGTAGTCATTAAAAATGTTGTAAATTATACGTTCTGTAGATTTACATATAGTAGTTACAGGATATCCTACTACTCCGTAAGCATCCGTTAATAAACCTCTAAGTTTATTAACGGATGGATTAACTATATTAGATTTAAACATTCCTCCATTTTGAACGTTAGATGTCCATTGTGTATTAACTCCAAAGAATCTCATTGCATGAAAATGTGTTCGTTCTGCTCGAGTTAATAATACGTTATTTTGCCCATGAGCCAATTCCCAATTAGCCGATACGATCTGTTTAGTTATAATGAGTGAAATATCTATTGGAACAAACAACTTATTAAGGGGTGTAAACATTGTAACACCTCGCGATAGCCAGTACCACGCTTCCAAATCGTGAGGATTTTTAGACAAAACTATTGAAGAATCTACTATGAAATATACAGCGGTCGCTACGTTTAACACTTTAAATGCTCCACCTACTTTGGCTGCTATAGACGCTGGAAGTGTCTTACCAAATAATTTAGCAAGTTTAGTTGCAGATACGTATCCTACTTCCGCAATACCGACCGAACCTATAGTTCCAAGAGCTATTTTATGTGCAATATCTAGATCAGATGAAATGGCTTGAGCTAAAAATTGTG